GGTGCATTGAAGGGTGATTTAACAATAAAGGGAATAGATTTCATTGAGTCTACTTGCAATAATGATGCGAACATATTATCAGGTAAAAGAGATACCCCATTTGGGTATCTCGGTGAGGATATTACTTATACATCAATAATTAATTATAATGGTTTGGAGATTACAACACCACAACAATATTCAAAACTATTAATAGAATCATTTAATAAGTACGGTAGGGAATATGGTTTGGATTCTAATATACTTGCAGCTCAAGCATATCAAGAGAGTTCATTTAGACCTTGGAATTACTCTAGTGGAAATGCTATGGGTGTATCTCAATTTATTCCTATATCTGCATATGATGTTCTAATTAATAATCCCGCAACGAAAAAAGATTTTTCATCAGAAGAGTTAGGTAAATTATTAAATGGATTAGTAGACCCAATATATAAAAATAAAAGATATTGGAAACTCCCTCTTGGTAATTCTCAAACAGAAGATCAGCAAGTGAGAAATAATGTAAATCAAGTGTTTGAAAACTTAAGAAATAATCCTGATTTATGTATTAAAATGCAAGCATCATACATGAGATTTATTTCATTAAATAATAATGGTTTGGCTTCAAGTACATTGATGGCATATAATAGAGGTGGCTACTATAGAAGTAAGACATATGGTGGAATGATAAATAATGTTATTAATGGTAAAACTAAGATTGAAGAGGGTGCAAATTATGTTGAAAGAATCTTTAGAAATCTAGGTAATTCATTTGGTTACGAAGATATGATCGATTTCAATATAATTGACATAACAAAAAATTCAAAACCCTTATTTTTAGAATAAGGATTCGTATAGTCTATATATCTCAATCATATTGTCCTCCGAATATTCGAGTGAATTTGTTTTATTAAGCGTCTCCTGAATCTTTGACTTCATTGCTGGTGTTTCTTCAGTGTAGTCATTAAGCATTCCAACAACCTCGTTCTTACAGCTTTCAAATAGCTCTACTTTTCTTTCTTGGTTAGAATAAATAAGAATGTTCATTATTTTTCTCTCATTCTCATTAAGATTTGAATACTTGTTATTAAAAATTTTGATCGATTCATCGAGTAAGTCGGTAAAATCTATATTAGTATTTAATGAAGATTCTTCTATAGCTTCTTCTGGTCTAAGTAAGTTTTCGAGTATTATATTATAACAACTAGTTATTTTCTTTGGATTAGGTATAGTACTTATTTCTTCTCTAATTAACATATCGACTGCATCATATAAAGCTTCAGTATCCTTGTTTATTTCTTTATCAGTGTTGAACCTACTAATCTTCTTATTCTCACTTAAGTAATCAGACTCATTAAAGTCTATGATTCTTCTATTGTCATCAATAAATTTAATTGCAAGTGCTTCGTTAGTGAATTTTTCGTTCTCTAGGTTGCTATAAATAGAAAATTCTTTTTGTAAAGTTTTTGACTCTTTTATGACGTTAATATAATCCAAAACATCTTTTTGTGTTTCAGTTTTAGCTAACTTTGTTGCCATCCTGTTATTTATTTTACCAAAATTTAAAATTTCCATCCTATATAACTTTTATATAAATACTCACTAATTATCTATTTCAGGACTATCTAAATTTAATTCATCAATATTAACATTTTCGATATCGTCAACCCATTTTTTCATAGGTACTTCCTTAAAATTAGATTTAATTTTATCATCCTCATCAATAAGATTATCGATCTCTTCTACCATCTTATTTACAACACTATTATCAATATTCATTTTTTCAACACTAGTGTTTTTCTTTTCAGCCTCCATGAGGCTAATTCTTTCTGCCTCAAGTTGTTTATTCTGTCCCGTCTTTGAGACTGATATTATCTCATTTAAATATGAGTCAATAGATATTTTCACTTGACGTTTCTTACCTTCTCCTTGTACTGGTGGTAAATCATTAGGGGTGTCGAAATCACCATCACCACCTGCTCCTGTTGGACTTGGGTTTGATTCAAAATCACCTTCTCCTTGTTCACGATCCTCATCACTTGGTGCTTCACCTGTTCCATACTTGTCTTCAATCACACTGAATAATCCTGTGTCCTTAACTATGAATGGTGCATCTTGTAATTGTTGTGCCAAAGCCCTTTCCATATATTGTACCTTAAGGTCATTAACAATTTCCTGATCAGACATACGGAATATTTTCTTTTTTGCTAACGTATGTGACATACCAGCAATCCCATTTTCACTTCTAGTTAGATCGTTATAGATTTGTCCTTTGGTACTTAAAATTTCATTTTCTAAAATTTCATTCTGTCTAGATGGGTTATTTAAAGAAATATCGAAATCTTTCATATCTTCTTTCTTAAACCCACATAAGAATAAATGAATTATGGCAATCTTCTTAAGTTCTTGAACCATAGCAACCTGAACCCTATTCACCATTTTGGTGAATCTAATATCCATTTGTGCCATGTTTTTACCTTCACCAGCAGAACCTTGAAAACTAAGAAATTGCTTAGGAACACCTAAACCAGTGTATAAATTATCTCTTAGATATTCAATATCTTGTATTTGATCTAGGTTAGAAGCACCTTGTAATGTATCAATACCTGTTTGAGTATTTCCGTTTCTAACTGGTAAAAAAATATCTTCGTCATTACCTAAAATATTAAATTTATAATCGATATTTCCATTCTCTGGAAATACGTTTGCAGTTCTTTTAAAGTTGTTTGCAACTTGAGCAATATATGGTTCGATATCATCATCATCCATATTACCTACATCAATCTTAAAGACTCTTTTTTCTCCAGCCCTTAAAATTCTATATGTAAGCATAGCATCTTCTGCCATAATTAGCTGCCTAAATACTCTTCTAAGTTTATTAAGAATAGATGATCCGTATGGTAAATATTTATCGTCACCTAAAACCCTGAAATGTGCAATTTCAAATATATTAAATTCATTTTTACCGTCTCTTTCTGTGAATTTAACGGTTAATTTACCATTAGTGATTGTTTCTTTTCTTTCAACATCATAGTTGGTAAGTTGTTTCGCATGAACTATTCCCTTTGTCTTCTCACCTAATAAATAAACAAAGTTATCACCATATTTTATTGTATTTCTAGTCCATAGAGGTAAAGTAACATTTACATTAAGTTTATCGTAAAATAGACTTTCTAGTTGATCTTTAATTCTATCTTTATCACTATATATGTTTAACATTTTACCAGTCTCTCCAATGGTAGTTGCTTCTTCAGCAATTAGATCGAGTGCTCTACCGATTATTGGGTAATACTCCATACCCTCGTAATCAAGATATGCTGGTAGTCTCTGTGCTTCAAATTGCATTGATTTTTGATACGCCTTATCTGTGGTATCAAAAAATTTCTTCTGATTTTTTTGTGCTTGCTGAAGTTCTCTGCTTTTTCTTAGAATATCTTCAGGCTTATTACCTCTAATTACAATCTTCTTATTTTGCTGATCTTCACCAGATGGCATACCAGACTCTTCAAACTGTAGGTATTGTGTTATTTTTTCTAAAATCGTACTATTTGTTCTGTCTGCCATTTTTATATAAAATTATACTTTTTTATAAATACTATTAATATCTATTAAAATCATTAATAAATACTTTATCTCTTCTTCTTTTCCAATCCTTTGAATAACCATCCATGACCACCATATGGATTTTGTCTTGAACTTGAAAAATCTGGTGACCTAGTATTTGAATTATCTCTTATGTGTTGTTGAACTTTGTCAATAGTATTAGTATACTTAGCCATAGCCTCAAGTATTTTTTTTGTTTTATTATTATCTGCTTTAAGGTCTACCATGTCAAAATTAACAACATAACAAGCAATTGCACATCCCATTAATGAATCATCATGAAATGATCTTTTGTGATCTGCAACTCTACTTCCACTTACGGTAACAAATGTATCCATCTCATCTGATGTTCTTTTTGACCTAATTGTAACATCTTTCATTCTAACACTTCTTTCAAACTCATGTAATATCGACCCCCTGTTAGAACCAATCATAAAACCGGGTATTAAGTCCACTTTTTTATATGAACCGTCTGGATTTTGCTTATTAATTGTTTTTACATAAGACCCTAATACATTAGTTGTTGGTTTGTGTGTTATTTCCGAGTAGTGTACATTATCATGACCCATTTCCAATAGTTTATCTACTGTCTGTGTACCATGACCACCAGTTACATCAACAATAACATAACCATCGTTATAGTGCCCCGCATAGTGCTGTGCAATATCTCCCAATTGTTGTGGATTTAATTTACCATAGTATTCCGCAACCTGTTCTAATTTATGGGAGTTAACCATTTTCTTTTTATTCCTACCGTTTTTCCTGATCATCTTCTCAGCGACAACCTTCCTAATTTTAAAAACGTTAAGTGTGGAATAGTCCTCACCATGACCAGAAGATGCGTCTAGTGAAATAATATACTCCTCACCATCGATAGGGTCTTCCCATATCCACATATTCTTATCGAGCCATTCTTCACGAATAGGTTTTTGATGTTCTTCGTCTTTAATTCTTTTAAGGTGCTCTTCAGATATGAAGTTATCACCTGACCCTAGAAACGAACATAGAAGCTCCTGAGCGAGTTTCTTTGGGTTGTCTTGATAATCTATTAACTGAAGGGCAAACCAACTTGAGGTAGGCTTAAAATCATCCTCAATGAATTGTTTTCTTTTTTTAATTGTAAAGTCCTCATCTTTGATACTAATCTCATTATCAAGACCCTTATTTTTTACCCATTTAAGATCATGATCTCCAGTTTCTTTGTTTCTTGTATATCTAGGGTCATTATACCACCAAAGTTCAATTGCATTAAAATTACTTTGCTTTTTTGAATCACTTGCCTCATTAAAGTTCTTATAGTAAACTGGGTCAAGACCATTTGGTGTACTAACGAAAATAACGCTACCCCCTGTTTGTAGTGTTGGTTTTGCTGATGTCCAAAACTGTAAACTTTTATCACACCACGCAACCTCGTCCCAAAAAACAAGTGTTGGGGTAAGACCCCTCATACCGTTTGCGTTTGCAGCAAATGCACCTATCTTACAACCATTATCATAAATTTTTAATTTATTGGTGTCTTTTACTGTTGGAAATATTTTTATATAATGAGGACAATCAGCAATAAAGTTTGCAATGTCTTTTAATAGTTCTTCCTCTGCTGTTGTTACTTTATCTGCAACCACACCAACCTCTCTATTTTCATTAAACATGAGATACCATGCAATATATGCACAGGTACTTGTTGATACTCCTGCCTGTCTATATTTGTTTGTTATGTTCCATCTATTATCTCTATAACTATTAATTAATTCCTCTTGAAATGGGAATAATTCAAACGGAACAATCTCACCAGAATATCCAGCAGTTTGGTCAAAAATAGTAAAATATGTTTTAATGCAATATATTGGATCAATGGAACATCTTAAGAATTCATGATCTTGTTCATCGGGTGTTAATTGGTCAGGTGTTTTAAGTTCACCAGTTGAAGTATGTATTATTGGTACATAATGAGGGGTTTCTTCTCTTAGTTTTTTGGCATATAGCCTTCTTTCCCTTTTTAATTGTTCAATTTCATCATTAACTGGGAATAGTGGCTTGTGATCAACACCACCACTGGTTTCATTATTTAAAGTTTCATGTACTTTAGACATACTTTTTTAGTATAAATACTAGGATTTGATTTCTCCATTATAAATTAGGTTTTCACCATCCAAAACAAAGTCTCTTTCACCTAAAATTTCTAACACTTGAGTTTTTGACATTGCATAATGAAAAACAAGTATTGGTAGATCATTCCATAAAACAGCATTATCGTCTAAATTATTATCATCATCCTCACCATTATAGTCTTCATAAGCAATTGCATGTATAGAGAAAAACCCATGTTCGTATGGTCTATCGTCAGATTCATGTAAACAAATTAAATTAAACTTTTTGGTTTTAAGTTTCACCATGTCATTAACATACTCAAGTGGTATTAAAGTATCGATAAAATTTGATGCTGGTAATTCTCCCCAGTCATAATTATCTGTTTCAATATCATATGGTGCTTTACTGAAAAGGAATTCATAAATCCCTTCTTTTTTTGCATTATAACCAACTTTTAATATAAAAATTAATTTTAATTCATCATTTTTTGTCATAACCTATTATTATTATTTTATAAATATAACAAAAAATCCCCTTACGGGGACTCTTTTATTTGGAAAAGTTTTTGAGATGTTGATCAATCAACTTATCAATTAGTTGGGAGGTTTGTGATTCATTTAGTGAATTCTTACCTTCGACCCTTTCTTGTAGTTTTTTTCTAACGTATCTCCTTAATTGATCTTCTTTAGATTCAGTTACTGTCATATTAACAGTATCGTTTGCTAGATCAATATTTATACTCTTTGATTTCGGTGGTGTACCAACCCCCATAATAGTACCCGCTGGTGCCATTGCACTAGGAGCCTCTTCATGATGCTCAGGCATATCTGAATTTGATACCTCATCATCATCATCTTCACCTAAAGGTTCACCCGTTAAGTCATTACTCTGAACTGCACCATAGTCAAACAAACTACCTTCTTCCACCTTTGGTAATTGATCAACATAATCCGCATGTCCATATTCAGCTAATTCAGCAGCAACTTCTGGTGTTACATAAATCGCAACTCTTTCAAAGTCACCGTCATTTTCACCTTCATTATAGTCGTTAGCAAAAGAACTAATAAGGTTTGCTGCTTCCATTGAAGAAGCACCACCCATGCCTTCGTATCCTTTATCTTGAATAAATGAATCAAATCCACCTTCGTCAGAAACTTCACCACCACCTAGTGCATCAATTTGTGCATCGATATTAGTTTCTTCTTCATCAGAAAGTCCACTATCATCAGTTGATTCCTCAACTTCTCCTGTTTCAGGAGCACCGTTAGCGTCAGTAATTTTATCTGCAATCTCTTCTTTATCAATTGTCTCCATTTGAGCAAGCTCATCTTCAACAGATGCAGTTATACTATTAATCATTGCCTTTACATCCTCTGCTGGCATATTCATATTTCTAGCGATTTCAGCAGCTTTACCAATGTATTTATCTAGTTCTTGTTTTTCAAGTGAGTTATCACCATTTTCTTCACCAGCTTCAACTTCAGGTTCAGAGGCATCAACAGTATTAATATCAATATCATCTAAATCACCATTTTCTTCACCAGCTTCAACTTCAGGTTCAGAGGCATCTAGATCATCAAGAGAATCAATAGCAGCTTCAATTTCATCGCCACCATCACCATCCATTGACGCTTCATCTTCGTCTTCAAGTCCCTCATTCACTGATAGTGACTTAGGTTGCTTAAGTTCTGCTGGCATTGAATCAGTAGCGTTAGCTTTTTCTGCATTTTTCTTTGCATTACTATCGTTTACTGGTGCATCAGCAGATTCCTTTTTATCTTTTTTGTTTGGCATGATATCACCATCAACAATTTCAGAATCTTTAGTTGTCAAATCTTCTGCCTCTGCAACTACATCTACTTTAGATGGTTCTTTTTTTAGTGCCTCGCCCGATTCTTCTTTATATCCCTTTTCTGGTTGTGTTTTATCTGAATAATCAGAATCTGCCGTTTCAGATTTAGTTTCATTATCAACTCTATCTCCATCGGTATGATCAGAATCAGCAGTTATAATATCACTACCGCTATCTGTTGCTTTTTTATCGAAAGGTGTTCCTTTATCAACATCTTCACTAACTACATCATCCTTAGTTTTAGCACTATTTACAGATAATGATTCAGGTTGCTTAAGTTCTGCTGGCATTGAATCAGTAGCGTTAGCTTTTTCTGCCTCAGATTTCGCATTCTCATCATTAACAGGTGCCTGAGCTGTTTCGTGTTTTTCGTTTTCTTTATTAACAAGTGAATCAGAAATAGTAATTTCAGAATCAGCAGTTGATAAATCTTCTGCTTCATTAACCTTTGCCTCAGTTGGAATAGAATCCTTAGCCTGAGCTTTATCCGCTTCAGATTTCGCATTCTTATCATTTACTGGTGACTGAGACTCTTCCTTACCTTTTTTGGTATTAACATCATCAGAATCTTTTCTTTCAGAATCAGCAGTTATAATTTCCTCACTTTCAGAAACAAGACCCAATGCTTTTTGTATTGAGTTTTTTGCGGTTTCGTTTAATACTCTATCATCATCTTTAGCTTTAAAAGACTCCTGAATATTTTTTTCTAACCTTTTTTTAAATGCCTCGTTAGTACTAGTCATTACCTGTTTTCTACCTTCTAGAATTCTATTAGTGATTACATTATTAGAAGTTACTGTGGTTTCAGGCTTAGTGTCACTAGATTCTTTTTTAGTCTCAAGAGAGAAAGATTCGTCAATAGTGCTTTTAAACATATTTCTTCTCTTCTGAGCATCATGTAGTGTGGTATATTTATATAAATTTTTGTTCTCAAGCCCATTAATAAACGCAAAATCACTTTCGTTTAATATATTATCTTGTGAGGTACTAACTTTTATGAAGTAATCGTGATTTTCTTTAACAATACCATATGCTGTTCCACTATTGCTTCTTACATAATCTATAAGAGTGGTATTAATTATTGATTTGTTTTCGTTTACGTGGTCTTTTGTGCCGTATTTAGCTAATTCTCTGACTCTTGCGTAAAAATTATTGTTAGAAGTATCTTTCTTCATCTTTTTC